TCATTTCAAACCATTTAGTTTTTAGCGAAAGTCGTAAGCACGAAGGCATAACAGCACCTACCAAAAAGGTCGGGGTTGGTTTCATGGGTTAGGGGTTTATGGTTTGGAATAATTGATATTTCCCGCATTTTGCGGTTATGTTTTTTACTTGCGGCCCGAATCCGTTGCTTCGGCTCAACACATACTCGCAGGCATCCCCCTTGGGCCGCACCTCAATCACCTTCCAGGGGCGGTTGTTGGTGCAGGCGGTCAGCAGGAACAGGAGCAGTAAGCGGTGCATGGGTCAAAGATATAAACAACCTACCCACATTCAGCCAACACCCGTTGGAATTCTTCCACGCTTCGGATTATCTCGTACCTGTACCCCGCTTCTTGAACGACCCCCTGCCACCACTTTTGGGAGAGGGACTGCTTGCCCTTGGGCGTTTTAAATTCAAGGAACACCGCACCCTTGGGGGATAGGTAGGTCATGTCTGCAACTCCAGCGGTCAGCCCGATACCCTTTAGGAAGAAACCATTGGATCGGGAACGGGGATTGTTGAGATTCAAGAATAGCAGGCCCTGCTCGTTGGGTCGCATTAAAGCGAACAACTTGACGCAGGCGGCTTGGAGGTTGTATTCTTCCATCATAGCGAATTGGGTGGGTATTCGTTGGCTTTGGTGTAGGGAAGGTGGCATTGAATCTCGGCAACTCCAAGCGAGCCGTTGCGGTTCTTGCGGACGATGACCTCCATCAAGTCCGCTGGCTGATTCCTGTCGTGTTCGTAGGGGCGATACACAAAGCCAATCTTGTCAGCGTCAAACTCCAACTGCCCCGTTTCCCGCAAGTCGGACATGATGGGCCGATGGTCGCTCCTTCCCTCGGTTGCACGGGATAGGGACGACACCACGACCCCGAACACCTTCTGCCGTTTGCAGATGGCTTTAAGGGTCTTGGATATGTTGGTCATCTGCTCAATTTTAGGCTTGGCCTTGTCAATCTTGGTCGGTTCTACCAGTTGCAGGTAATCCAAGTAAAACCCGCAAATTCCGTACTTGGTTTTCAGTTTAGCGATTTCGCCCTCAATGCGGTCCAGGTTGGCTTGGTGTAGGTCCACGATGTAGAGCGGTTTGGACTTTAGGAGGTCCGCTTTTTGGCCCAAGTCCATGAAATCTTTGGTGCTGATTCGCTCGGTTGGGTTGAGAAAGTGTGCCCCGTCCATAGTGGCCAGGTTGGAAAGCATCCGCTGGGTCAGTTGCTCCGCTGACATTTCCAGCGTGAAAAACACCACGGGGATATCGGCCATGGCTTGATTCATGGCTATTTGCAGGGCCAAGAGCGTCTTACCCATTGCGGGCCGACCGCCCAATAGGATAAACTCGGTAGGCTTGAATCCCGTCAGCATTCGGTCCATTGGGCTGATGTAGGTGGGAAAGATTGAATCCTTGCGTCTGCCTTCCCTGACCTCGTTCATGTTCATAAGGTAGGTCTTGGCCAGTTCGTGAGCGGTGGTTTCGGTGGCGTTGGTTTCAATGGCCTGCATGGATTGGTAACGGGCGAAGGCTTTGGGGATGTCACGGTCATGGGCCAACTCGTCCATGATGCGTTGTTCCTCGCGTTGCTTCCAGGCCTCATTGAGGTCGGAGGCGTACACCTTCCAATCGGAGGTAAGCGTGTTCCCATCAAGGATGTCCACAAATTCAGCGATGACATGGGCTTGCCCGTTGTCAATAAGGTGCTTGTGGACTGCCACCAAGTCAACGGGTCGCTCTGCTCGGTGGAGGGATTCAATGGCCCGATATACGAGGACATGGTTTCCCGTGAATAGGCGTTCAGGGATTTGAAGGAGCAGGACCGCTCGGTTGGTAAATTGGTCCATGAGGCAGGACAGGAGCCTGCGTTCAGCGGTAAGATGGTAGGGGTTCATCGTCGGTTTGGTTTAGTGGGTTGAAGGTAGCGTTGCGGGGAATTACTTGGTCCTCCCATCGTCCTTGGTTGAGGTATGTCGCCGCATGGGGAACGAACTGCACGGGGGTTTCGGAGTAGAGGCGGGCGATGTTGTTGATGGCTGCCTGCTGGTCTTCGTCCTTCAACTTGGCGAAGGCTTTGGATGCGGACTGCTTGGAGGTCTTGCGGGGATAGAGGTTCCAAAATTGGTCAAAAAGGACACAAGTATTCTTCTTCTTCTCTTGTATCTCAATCTTATCTTCTCTTATCTCATCTAATCTTATCTTATCTGCTTCGTTTTGCTTAGCACTTGCTACGATTTGCTTAGCACTTGCTACATCTTGCTTGGCTATTCCTTGGGCTTTGTTCTCCCCACCTTTGCGTCCAGCCTCGCTCCTTCGCTGGCTTAGACGGTTAAGGTCGTCCATCTGCAAGTCAAGGAACTCAATGCGGATTTGTTCGCCTTCCTCCTTGATGATTTCGGCTTCCATCAACTGACCAAGCAGGGTCGCCCCGATTTCAAGGCTTGCTTGATGGGCCGTAAAGTGGCCGTGCTTGACCCAGTAGAGTTGACAAATGTGAATGAATGCCCCCTGCAATTCAAAAGATTTGCGGCTGATTCGTCCTGCGAGCCAATCGCTGGGGGAGTGCTTGTACCAACTATTTTCCATGTGGTAGTAAAAAAAACGCCCCGACTGATAGCAGCAGCCAGGGCGAGGGGTTTAACGGGAACCCTTTATCTAAACACTCCTTGGCTGCTATACAAGGAATGCGTCTAATCTTAAATGTAATCTTCGGGCAAAGTTACACTAAAACGGCATATCTCCAGCCTGTGGTTCAAAGGCATTTGCTGGACGGGATTCGTTCATCGGCTCTACTTTGCCGCTCAAAAACTTCTTGCCGCTCTGCCCTTCCTTGACCCATGCGGACAGGCGCATTTTTGTTCCGTCGGGGAGAATGATGTCCCCACGGTAGTCGGGGCGTTTGGGGTTGTCGCCCTTGTCGTTTGCGAACAGGGAGAAGGTGTTGGGTTGGGGGGTGTAGTTGCTCATGGGTTGGGGTTGGGGTTTAGGTAAAATTGAGAATTTAATTGTTTTGAGGTGGTCAAATGGAACCCACACAAAAAGGTCTTTTTTGTTTGGACGGTTGATTTTTTCGTAAAGATGCTCGTTGGCTTCGTAGTGGTTTACAAGGTCTTGCCTTCTAAAGATAAGAAAGGAATCGGATGTTTCCCAAGCAATGTATTCGGCCTTCCCGTAAAGCCAGCCGTCAAAACCTGCAACTCCTTTAATCTCCAAAAGTATTTGGTCATTGCAAAAGTCGTCTTTATTCTTCCGTTTTGTTCTTCTTCGGCCCTTTACATCAAAGGTCCAGTCCCCGCAAAAGCAGTCAATATGCTCAACCGTGTTTTGTTTTTGGGTTGATGGCTTGCATGGTATCCCATTCTTTTTCGCAAAAAGGAACATAAACAAATTCTCGGATTCTTTGCCATCCTCAATAGATTTAGGAAAGTCCTTCATCATTGGCTTTGGATTTTGTTAGGTTGAATTGTGTAAGTACAGTTTTCTTGAACGAGCCAATTAGAGGCCCGTAAATCGCTTAAAATTCGATAGGTGGTACGAAGGTTCACCCCAAGAACTTCAGCGAGTTCTGTGGCCCTGTATGGGCGTGAGGCGAGGTACGACACGGCGTAGATGGTGGCCACTCTTCGTTGAATTTCTTTTCCTTTAGGTTTGGGCATGGTTAAGGGTTTATGGTTAGCCAGTAGTAAGACCTGTCGCTTTGCAACCACCCCGTTGCTTTGAGGTGGGTAATGATTCGGTATGTTTGGCGGAGGGGCAAATCTACGGCCTCGGCCAATCGTTCAACACGCATGGGCTTGTTGAGCAGTAGGTACACGGCCTTGACCGTTGCGTTGCGGTTTCGGCGTTGGGAGCCTCTCTTTTGGATGGGTTGTTCGGGCATGGTTATGGGATTAGTTGGTATTTGCGTCCGTTGTGTTCGATGACTTCGGGGATGCGGTTGTCTATGATTACACCTTTTGAATCCTCAAAGTAGATTAATTCTCCTTTGGAATCGTATTCCCACCTGCCCCACCATCCAGAGAAATCTTCCCAATAGATTGTTTCGCCAGTCTTGTTATTAATTTTCAAGTCCCCATTGGTCTTGAAATCCCACTTCAGCCATTGGCCGATTGTTTGTCCGTCTTTCATCTTAACTGGCTTTAAAAGTTACTGCAATGGATGGTTTTGTCCCCTTGGCGGGACATACGGGGACCGCTTCGCCCGTGGATTCGTCGTACACCGTTGCCTTGCCAGCGTTGCGAAAGGCCATCTTCAGCAGTTCTTCACGGGCTTTCATCGATGCCTGCAAGTCGCTCCAAACTTGGTCGTGCGTATAGTCGGGCGTAAGCGCCCCCTCCTTGACTTGGATTTCAGCACCGAAGGCGGAGAAGGTTTTGCCGTGCTTTTCGGCTTCGTCCCGAACGATGTCCTCGGTGGCTTTCAGTACTTGCTCCAAGGCCTTCACGACCGCCTTCAAGCGTACATGGGCGGCGATGGGGTTGACCTCGCCTTCTTCGATTCGGAGGATGAGGCCAGCGGCGATGTCGGCGATGTCCTGCTTGGATATATCCGACTTGGGGATGGTTACGAGGTGGTTCATGGCATTGTGGTGGTTTGTTGTGATTCAAAAAGGAGGTAGAAGGTGTGGACTTTGCGGTCCCATATTGGCCAAGGAAGATGGGCACTAAACCAAAGAATATCACTAAGAGTTATATGATAAAATTCTCGGTTTTCTTGCAGGATAGAGATGAGTTTCTCGCCAATTTCGGGTTGGCTTTCTTTGATGTCAAGGATGGCTTTGTACACATCCGCATTGCATTGGGTCAGTAGGTTGTCCATGGTCTATTTTTTAGAGAGTTGGTTTTGGATGAATTGGATGCCCTTTTCAAATCGGGCGGGGGTCATTTGGTCGATGTCCTTCATGTACCGCTCCTGCTGGTCAGCGGGGAGTTTCTTCACCAGTTTCAAGAAGTCAGCCTTGAGCGTTGCGGCGGTGAGGTCGTCGTAGGCGGGAACCAATCCGAGTTTGTCCGTAAGGTCATTGAACTGGTCCTGCTTGGCGATAGCCATCTGTACCTCGTTGGCACTTGCGATGCTCGTTTCAATCCCGATTCCAAGGGCGGCCAAGGCACGGCCAAAGGCAGAGGTTTCGCAGTTTTCTACATAACTCGTTTTGTTTATCATGGAACTGGTGCGGTCCTCATGGGCGTGTCCTGTGGCTCGTATGCGGCCATCGGAATCCCGAATGATTGCCTTGATGCAGCAGCGGTCGGGTTGCAGGTCAACAAAGTCGGATTCAATGGACCAACCTGCATAGGCTGGCGTGTTGCGGAAGAAGAGGAGGCGTTGGTTGACTTCAACATAGTCCTTGCCTTTGATGTTGGTTGTTTTGAATATGTGCATGGTTTGGGGTTTAGAGGGTGACGAAATAGTAGGTTTCAACGGGGTTGCCGTGCGGGTCCAGTTCGGTGACTTCGGAGTATTCTTCCCAGGCTTGGGCATCTCCGCCATGTGGCGTTTGGTGTTTGCAATTGGCCATGGCTTCTTGCATGGTGTCGCAGGGGGGAAAAATTTCGCTGGCCTTCATGTTTTGCGACCAGTTGATGACTTCAAATTTGTTCATGGTTTGGGGGTTTAGTTGGTGATAATTGCGAGAAAGAATCTGCCGAAAAATGCGATGCCGAGGCAGGTGGTCAGCACGATGTAGCCCGTCGCAAGGGCGGCTTTGAGTTTGGCTTTGGTTTCGTGGGTCATGGTTTTGGGTTTGGTGGGTTGGGTTTAGAGTACTTTATTAATTTTGACACCGCCGTTTTCATCGCTCTTCATGTACCAATGGCCAGTCAGTTCAAGGCGTTGGTCGTATTCACGAACCATAACCTCGTACATCTTAGCGGCCATTTTAACGGCGTACCTAATCGCTGCATTTGCGGTTAATCTTTTGCCAAGGAGGACTTCATCTCCCGAACAAACTTCCCCTGTGACGGGGTCTTGCGTTTTTACTAATTCAAAAATCTCGTAATATTTCATGGGTTATTGGGTTTGGTGGGTGGAATAAAAGAATGTGCGTTGGCGAGCCGCACCCCTCGGTGGGTTTAATCTGCGTTTGTGTATCTTATTTGATACACTTGATTGAATTCACCGTCAAACGACTTATATATATTGGCCACGGTTAATCCGTTAATTTTTGCCGTATATAGTAAGTTAGCACAATCAGTTGCTTGAAAAAAATCTACTTTTTTATTCAATTTTGTTTCAATGATGTTTTTTAGGTTTTTCATGGTTTGTGGTTTTGTGGTTGGTTTGTAGGTCAAAGATACGGCGGTTTTTGCTTTTGCGACCATTGTAGTCATTTTTTTATGAATCTTTTTTTTAGGGATTACCCCCGATGCGGTATAAATTCCCATTTTTCGCCATAAATGCACCCGATAAGATATAAATTTGCATCATGACCTACCACTCCACTAGACCCGCCAAAGCCCTCACGAATGCCTTGGAGCGGCTGATGATAGCCATATCACCCGCTGACTTGGAGCAGAACCACGCCCTCCTGTGCGAGTACCGCCGTGCCTGCGAGTTGCTTGGGTACGACCCCGCCAAGGCTCAATGGGCGGGGGTCCATGAGGTGTCAGCCTCCCAGTTACCCAAGGACGAAGACCACACCGTCTGCTACTATCCGCTTTTAAACCCCGAAGAATGAGAAACATTACCCACCTCGTCGTGCATTGTACGGCCACCCCGAAGAACACCACCATCGCATCGATCCGCCGCCATTGGAAGGAGGGGCTTGGTTGGAAGGCGGTCGGCTACCACAAGATCATAGAACCCAACGGGAACATCACGACCTTGGCTACCGACGACAAGGTGACCAACGGGGTGCAGGGGCACAATGCCACCTCCCTCCATGTGTCCTACATCGGCGGCAAAGATTCCGATGACCGCACCATCCAACAACGCCAAGCCATCGCAGGGGTGCTGCTCTCTTGGTTGCAGAAATATCCCAAGGCCCGCATTTGCGGACACAGGGACTTCCCAGGGGTTGCGAAGGAATGCCCGCAGTTTAACGCAGAGAAAGAGTACGGCTACCTGTACCTAACGGCCAACGATACGCAGGAGGGTTAGTACAACCTATCCGCAGGAGTGAAGGTGGCGTGCAGTTGCAACTCTGGTCCCTTATTGTCCTTGCTGCTATTCCTGCTCGTTTCCAACTTCATCCAATATCCACCCAAAGGCTTCGGGCCTCGTCCTCGTTCAGTGTGAAATCCCATATAACCGCCGTCCCATTCTTCCTTGTAAGTCGCAGTACGCAACTGGTGAATAGGTTTCTGCAAAAGTGTTTTGGTCGAGCGGTCATAGCGGTGAATCATGTTTTGGTGATAGTATAACTCGTGGACATGGCCCATCCAAGTGAGGTCGTAACCCTCGGTGCTTGCGAGTAGGCGTTGGTCTTGGATGACCCCCTTGGTGACGGGTCCGCCACCCCCTGCGCCGTGGTAGTAGTGAACCACGAAGTTGACCCCACGGATTGCATCGTGCAGCACTCGGATGTCAATGGTCCCGCCGTAGCCACCGACCTCAACTGCTGACCCCGTGGCATAGTTCAAGGTGCTGGCGAAGCGTTGCAAGAGGTCCGTTTCGCCGTGCTTGATAATGGCAGTTTCGTGGTTCCCATATCCAATTAGAAGAATGTTCTTGGCGTAGGGGCTGAACCATTCCACCGAGGTGTCCACGATAGCGTCAAAGTAGCGGTCGGTGTTGTGTTCGGGACGGATGAGGGACTTGTCAGCACGACGATCATAACGGCCACCCATGCAGCAGTAGGTGTCTCCGTTCAGTATGATGGCGGCATTCCTGCGTAAGGCTTCGTCCAAATGATTTTTGAGCAGCCCCCTATCGCAATGGGGGTTGTCCCAATGCAGGTCGCTGATGAGCAAGAACTCCTGCCCCGATTGGCAGGTGACTTCGTGGATGTTTCGGGTGTGCTTAGTGGTTGGCAGAATCATCGCTGGGATTTAAGTGTTGCGTTTTCGGCTTCGAGTGTTTGGATGGTGTTCTCCAGCAACTCTATCCGCTCTCGCAAACTTACAATCTCGTTGCGTAATTCGGTCAACTCTTTCTTTTGAGCCTCAGCCGTTTCCTGCCACATCGCAAGGACCGCTTGGGCTTGCTTGACTTGGAGGGAATCCGCTTGGAAGCGTCCCCGTGTCAGCCAAGCGACTGCACCGCCAACGATTGCGCTGACCGTGCCGATGATAGTGGTTTCCAGCAGGTTCACCTGTTGGCTACTTGTTGGGTTCGCCCTTTGATTTATCCAAAGCCATCCAACCTACT